CCAGACATGATCTTTGCCCTCGAAAGAAATACACAAGCTACGAATGTTAAAGAACGTAACCGTACTTGTATACGTGTCTTAAAGAATAGATTCTCTGGAGAGAGTGGACCTGCCACATTACTTCAATGGGATAAACAATCAGGCCGTTTAAGTGAAGTTCCTTTTAATGAACAGGATGAGGATGAGTTAGATGAATTTACTGACGATAGAGAATTCGGATAGATATGTCATCATTGATATTGAAACAGATGGTTTACTTAATCCTTTAGATAAGAGTCAAGAAGTTAGCCAACTCTACTGTATTGTATGTAAACATTTAAAGTCTGGTAAAGTTACAACCTATGTAGAAGAAGAATGCTATACCAAATTCTTAAATGATATAACTCCAGAGACAATACTCATAGGTCATAACATACTAAGCTATGATCTACGAGTACTCTCTAAGTTACTACAGTACAAACACAAAGTCTCTAACTGTATTGATACTCTTATTCTTTCGCAGCTTTTTAATCCTATACGTGAGGGTGGTAATAGTTTAAAGATGTGGGGATCTAGGTTAAACTATGGTAAAATGGAAGCACCTGACTTCACTGGTTACTCTCCACAGATGCTAGAGTATTGCATCAATGATGTAGAATTAACTCATAAGTTACTTGATCATCTAATGGATGAAGGAGAAAAGTTTTCTGATGAATGTATTAAACGTGAACATCTCTTTCGATATCTTATTGATGAACAAGAACACAATGGTTTCTATTTAGATCTACCTTATACAAATAAATTCTTAGCTACTCTTACTGATGATTATATTGATATAGAAAATAAATTACAGGAAATATTCCCAACAGTTGTAACCAAAAGATATCATAAGATTAATGGTAAACCTTTAAAGGATAAGGTAGAAAAGTTTAATCCCGGTTCACGAAAACAAATAGCTGAGAAGTTAATTGAAAGAGGATGGCATCCTACTGAAAGGACAGAGAAAGGTAACATCATTGTTAATGAAGATGTTCTTGCCAAGGTAGTAGGTATACCAGAATCAGAAGCAATACTAAAGTATCTCTTGCTACAGAAGAGAGCATCCCAAGTTAAGTCATGGATTAAATATTGTAATCCTTATACATCAAGAGTACATGGCAGGGTAAAGACATTAGGTACAGTTAGTACAAGATGTAGTCATATCAATCCTAACGTAGCTCAGACCCCTGCTACTTACTCACCTTACGGTAAAGAATGTAGAACTTGTTGGACAGTAGAAGATGATAAGAAGTATACGCTGTTAGGTTGTGATGCATCTCAGTTAGAACTACGAGTGCTTGCACACTACATGAAAGATAAAGATTATGTAGACACAATTCTTAATGGAGATGTGCATACAGCTAATCAAAACATGGCTGGATTAGATACAAGAGATCAGGCAAAGACCTTTATATACGCCCTAATTTATGGGGCAGGTGCAGGTAAGATAGGTTATATAATAAACAAGTCAGCAAAGGAAGGTAACAAAACTAAATCTAAATTCTTAAAGAACTTACCAGCATTAGGAAACCTGCTTGATAAAGTACATGAAGCAGTTGAAAGAACAGGTAAAGTAAAAGGATTAGATGGTAGATACTTTCAAGCAAGATCATTACACAGTTCACTTAATGTTTTAATACAAGGAGGAGGAGCGATTATATGTAAGGAATGGTTTATACAGATAGTTAGAGCTATGAAAGAAGAAGGTTTAACTTCTAAAGCTGTAGCTAATATACATGATGAAATACAATTTGAAGTACGTAGAGAGGAGGCTGAAAGACTAGGAGAAATAACAAAAGAAAGTATGAAAAGAGTTGAGAAAATATTAGGGCTTGACTGTCCTCTTGACTCAGAGTATAAGATAGGAAGTACATGGGCATTAACCCACTAACATTTAAAATAGAACTTAAATTAAGGAGAATATTAATATGACTGTAGTAGCTGGAAAAGCTTATTGGGCTAAGTTAGATCAAGCTCAGAATCCCTTTGATGAATCTAAACCACGTTGGTCTTTGGACGTATCCCTCGATGCTAATGGTGTGAAAGCCATGAAAGCAGAAGGTCTTACGATTAAAGATAAACAAGATGATCGTGGTAAGTTTATGACTTTGTATAAGGATCAGTTCTTACGTAACGGATCTGATGTACGAGTGTCATTTACAATTAGAGAATGGAAGATGAATAACAAAGAAGGGAAACGTCCTGTGCTTAAAGATGTACAGGTTTTAAAATTGGTGGAGTATTCTCCTCCTGACGAGTTTGATGTAGAAGAAGGTTATGTCGGAACCTCCAACGACACTGCTAACTCTGCATCAAGCACAGAGGATAGTGATCTAGAGTTTGACTAGATTGTATCCATAGATAGTAGGGACATTCTCTAATGAGTAAACTTCATAACTTAGTTTCTGATATAAATACTTCCTTGTATACTTCGCACCCCACAGAAGCTGATATGCATAAGTTTATGGAGGATGTCTCTGCATCTATCTATAAAGCCTACGAACCTAGAACAGGTGGTAAAAGAAATGTAGTACGTTTCTCTAGTGTAGGTAAACCAACACGACAACTCTGGTATCAAAATAAATATCCAGAACAAGAAGAAGAACTACATCTTGCTACTCGTATTAAGTTTATGTATGGAGATATAATAGAACAGTTATTATTTTTGTTAATTAAAACAGCAGGTTACAAGGTAACTGATCAGCAAGGTGAGAAAGTTATAGATGGAATCAAAGGACATATAGATGGTAGAGTTAATGGAGTACTCGTAGATGTTAAGTCTGCTTCTCCTCACGGCTATGATAAATTTGTAAAGGGAACTATCTTTGAAGATGATCCTTTTGGTTACATTGCACAGATATCTGGGTATGCTGAAGGAGAAGATGAAGCTGCTTTTATTGTTATGAATAAAGTAACTGGTCAAATACACGTAGCAACTATAGACAGTATGGAGATGATTAACTTTAAAGATAAAGTAAAAGAAGTTAAGAAAGCTTTAAAGAAAAACAAACCACCTGCTAGATGTTATCCAGATTTACCAGATGGTAAGAGTGGGAATAGAAAATTAAGTATGGGTTGTTGTTACTGTGGCTTCAAAATAGAATGTTGGAAAGATGCTAATGATGGTAAAGGACTACGGAAGTTTAAATACTCTAATGGTTCTAGGTTCTTAACTCATGTAGCTAAACGTCCTCATCAAGATATTGAAGAAGAAAATGTATAGAAGTAAAACAGAAAAAGAATTTGCAGAATATTTAAATCAAGAACAAATATTATTTGATTACGAAAAATTTAAATTACCTTACGTAGTTTCTCACCACTACTATCCAGATTTTTTCTTAACAAAGTATGGTTTCTTTATAGAGTATAAAGGATACTTTAAATCTTCAGATAGAAAGAAACATTTATTAATTAGAAAACAACATCCTCATATTGATTTAAGATTTATATTTCAAGTGTCAACAAATAGGTTAAACAAAAAGTCAAAGACTACCTATGCTGATTGGTGTGATCGTCATAATTTTTTATGGGCTGAAGGTAGGATTCCTAAACGATGGTTAAGATACAAAAAATAAAATCTTCTATACGTACCTATTCTTTGTACGAAAGGTTTAGCGAATTCGTTAGTAGTCCTTCTAATTATGTAACATCTACTACTACTTCTACCTATGAAGCAGAACAATATTTAAAAGATGAAGAACCTAAGTCACCAGAAAGATTACTCTTTATTGCAGTGATATACCAAGCTTTATTAGATGCAACAAAAGATATGGATTACTACGATACTCATGATACAATTAATCATGAGCGTAGTGAAGCTAGAAGATGGTTTACAGTTGAATATGGAACAACAGCAACAGACTTTGAAGAGGTCTGCTTCCTCGCAGGAATTGATCCTAAAGCAACAAGATCATTTGTTAAAAAAATATTTAATAGAGAAGTTACTTTTGAACGCAAGCGAATCAATGTTTTAATTAACAGCAGGGATAAAAGTTAATGGCAGATAAAGAAGATTTAGTTAATAGTCCTTATCACTACACTCAACAGAACATGGAGGTTATCGATATAATAGAAAATAGTATGACACGTACACAATTTTGTGGATATATGCGTGGGAATATTATTAAGTATATGTTAAGATATGAACATAAGAATGGAGTTGAAGATTTAAAGAAAGCTAGATGGTATCTAGATCGTCTGGTTGAAACACTGGAGAAACC